TGTGGGTTTATCTCCACGTGCAGCCAATCTCCACCGGGCGCACCGTGTATTTCTGGCTTGCTGTACGACTTCCATGCTTGACGGTCACATCGCCACCCACGCCCAAACGCTTTCGGAAAATAATCAAGTACGCACTCAACACCTAATTCGTTTGCGTTGGCTAACACAATGTTGATAAACGCAATAGTTGCTTTACGGTTTGCTGTTGGCTGTTTCTCTGACGGTCTGTATGACAAATCAACTGCTCGACCAGTGGCATGCACGCTTAAGGATGTTTCACTGTTACGCATATTGCGTACTCCCCAAGAGCCGTTATTCCAAAACGCGCCTGCACCATATTTAATTGCTTGCCTAATCCATTCATCCATGCCGGCACGTGGGCCTGCAGTTGCACCGTCACTGTTGCCCGTGTAAGGCTTAGACCCAATGACTTTAGGATTGGCTGGTAATACTGCCATCGACAGGCTTTCGCTTTAGGCCGTTAGCAGCAACAAGTCCAGACAACGTGCCAGTCATAAACACTGTAAGCGTGGATAGCAAGTCAATAAATTGTGCATCGTTTGGTGATTGCTCTAACGGCTGGGTTACAAACAGCAAGCCGTAAACAAACCCAATAACAGTGATTGCAAATGTGACTGCAATTGTGCAGCCAACAAACACAATCATGCGCGCGTGTAAGTGTTCTATTTCTGCAGGTTGCTTAGTCATTGGTTACTCTTTCGCATTGTGCAATAGTTGAGCATCGTGTTAGCGCGCTGTTTTTTACTTTTGTTGGCGCGTTTGTGCGTGTTGTTTCGCACGCGGTCAGGACAAGCGCGAGCATGACGCTAAGTAGTAGGTGTTTCATAAACTGGCGGTAAAAAGTCTTTTGTTGCAGAGTCGTAGGTGTAGCCAATACCTGCATAAGTTTTGCCTGCCGTGTCGAAAAATGTTTCTACCCATGTGCCCGGATAACGGTCTGGGTTTTCTGCCATGAATTTTGCGGTCACTGGCGATACATAAATAACAATGTTGTCATCGTCAATCTGTGCAAAATACTGATGATTTGTCATACTTTGTACCTCAAAATGACAATACCTGACCCACCCGCACCTGCATTGTTGCTAGCGGTTGCGTCATTGCCACCGCCACCATTGCCAGTATTGGCTGGCCCTGCCGTAGTACGGCCCGCGCCTGACGCGCCGCCGCCTGTACCGCCTGCAGCGTAAGTTGCCGACACACCGCTAAACGATGATGTAATGCCTGTGCCGGGTGTGCCTGCAACTGTGCCAGACGCATTACCGCCAACTACAGTAGCGCCGCCGCCACCGCCGCCAGCTTGACCAACTGTGGCAACACCGTTACCGCCTGCAAAACCTTGTAAACCAACAAATCCAGTTTCGTAACCAGACTCGCCCATCCCGCCGCCGCCGCATCCGCCAGCGCCTGCTGTTTGATAAACGCTTGCCGCGCCCGCGCCAAATCCACCGCCAACGGCCGTAAGGCTTGTTAAGCCACTATCTAGTCGAGTTGTAAAACCTGTACCTGTTGCACCACGCGCGCCACCTGCGCCCACGTCAACTGCATATGTTGTTGCGGTCAAATAAATTGTGCCTGTGTAAACGCCACCTGCGCCACCGCCGCCTGTGTAACGATTAGAAACAGAATTATTACCGCCTGATGATCCGCCGCCAACCATAAACAAATCAAACAAACCTGCCTTAGTAACAGTCAATGTGCCGTCTGATGTAAAAGATAAACCTGCGTAACCCGCTGGCGGTGTTGGTAACGCTGTGCCACCTGTGGCAGTGCCATAGGTTGCTGCCACTTGGCTAAAAAAAGTTGCGGCGCTAGCACTTTGGAAAACTAGCGTGCCACCCCCATATTGCGCTAACGCTAAAGATGATGCCGTAGAAACTGTGCATGTTCCGCTTGTAATTGTTGTCGTGCCTGCACCCATGTTTTGTATCCAAATTGTGTCACCAGCTGCAAAAATGCTTGTGTTGACTGTAATGGTGGTTGAGCCGGCATTAGTCATTTGTACTCGTTTACCGACGTCACCAACAATTAACGTGTAGTTGGCTGTTTGTGCCGATATGGGCAGCGTGGTAATTGCGTTTAATTGCGATGCAGTCAGCACGGTATTTGCGACAAATGGAAACGGCGTAGTCATAGTTAAAGATTATCCTAACGCATTGGTTGAGTCGATGATGCCAAATGTAATGTCGTCCAAAATCAAATCTGACAAAATGAGCGTTGGGGATGTCCACAAGCTCATGCGGTGTCCGGTGTTCATGTCAATTACATGGTCAATGCCTTCAACGCTCAAATCTTGTGTTACAGCGTTTGGAGTACCGCTGGTAAACGACTTGGTGATGGTGACGGTCTGGCCGATTTCTATGGGCGCCAACGCCGTTTTTTGGGCATCGGTCAAACTGGCAAATGTGGTTGACACGTTGGTGAAACGCGGTTTAGGTATCGGATACAGCAAGTAACTGGCCAGCGTGGCAGCTTGCGCGTCGCTCGATAACAAACTGTCTGTAATCGCTTCCGTTTGCTTAAAATACTGGCTAATTGAGTCCGCGTCACTGGCGTTTTGTAACGTGCCGCCAGACTCAATAGTGATGTTGCTGTTGTTAATTACCGATTGTTGGTCAAATTCCACCACAATGTTGTCGTAAGGCGTAGCCGTATTTGTGTCGTTAAACGTCACGGTAGGTGCTGCCAATGTGGTGCCGATACGCGGTTGAGCGGTCAGCACGTTGGTGCGACTACAAAAAATACGGCCCTGTTCGGCCTGTTGAATGCGGTTCAAATAGGCGTTTACGTTTGTGCCACTAGCAATGGTGTAAGCCCCTAGCGTCGTTATTGGGCTGGCTGTAAGGGATGTGGTGCCTGTGTACGCTGCGGCTGTTAAAACGGCTGTAATGCGTGCTGACGAGGTTTGGCTACTGGTAGCGGTAGACGGCAAACTGCCTTGTGACAGCACATAAATGTCGTCGGCAGCAAATATCTGGTAACTGGTCAAACCGCCCATGTTGTATTGCTGGTTGTAGGTGGTCACTCGACCAGTGAACAAGTATTCGCCGTTACGACTTAAACGGATTTGGCGCAACGGTGCTAACCCTGGCTGTTCAGTCAATTGGTTGTAATACGCGCTAGATGTGTTTAACGGGTCGTAGGCACGATTGGTGTTTGGCACGCTAATGCTGACCGACATTGTGCCGGGCCCAAACACGTCTAACGGTTTGTGGCGTCCTCGACTAATACCAATGTTTTGTACCACGTCGGTGATGTCCACATAATCGGTACCGTCGCCATCAAGCACAGCTGTGCCGTTAAGTGTTGAGTCGTCCAAGTAAAACGCTGACGAGTCATAACCCGTAGATAATTCCAGCAAATAGGTGCCGCCAGTTATGACGGTTGAGCCTGCCATTATCTAATTGCCAAATTGAGTGGCCCGTAAACCTGCGAATACTGTGTGAGCGCGTCAACAACGCTTCGCCCGATGTCGGCAGCCGATGAGATACCGCCCGTAATGTTTATTGTTACACCGCCGCCCATGCCACCGTTACTGCCGTTTAAAGGAATAACTGCCTCTGGGCCGTTCTCGCCAATCATGGCCAATGTTGGGCCAGTAACAATGCCGCCTTCGGCAAGGTACGGGATGTTGGGAACGCTGAACCCTCGACCGCCTAGACCCGGAACCCATGATGGAAACTCAAACGACAATTTGCCTATGGTGTTATTCCACAGTGATGCAATGCCATTAAAAATGCCTTTGTAGATACCTAGTACGGCAGTGAAATAATTTTTGAGTACGTCAAACGCAAATTTTGTGCCGGTCACAATGCCGTCAATAACTGTGTCAACAACTTTACGCACAATGTCAAACTTGAAATACAATGCAACAAGTGCAGCAATGACTAGCCCAATGCCTAACGTGGCAAACCCAACCATTGCTAATTGCGCGGCTGTCAAACTTAATGCAAACACTGTGTTTACCAATGTGGCAATACCGACAACCGTGTTAAACAACAGCACGGCTGCAGACACGCCACCGATAACGCCAATAATGATTAACAGCGTTTTAGTGTTGGCTTGTGCCCAACTGCCAAACGCAATGAGTACTGGTAGCGCTGCCTCGACTATAGGAATGAGTGCCGCGCCTATTGACTCTTTAGTTTCTGATACGGCAATGCCTAAACGCTTCATGCCACCTTCAGCGGTTGCAGCTGCCGCGTCAGACGCCCCACCAAACGAACCGCCTAAAACATTCATTACGTCATCAAGTGACGCGCCATCTTTAATCATCATTTTAATTTCTGGCGATAACGCTTGCAAACCTTTCATGTTGCCGCCATACGCTTTAGCTAACGCGTCTGATACTTCAGCAAGTGATTTGTTAGACCCTGTAGCAATGTCCTGTGCAAGTGTCAAAGCTGATTGTGCGGTCTCCACGTCTTTTGTGCCACGCACCAAACTTGCCAATGCCGGGCGCAACTCGTCATCTGCGACACCGCTAGCCAATGACATTTGTGTAATAAACTTTTCGCTAGACGCAATTTGAGCATCACTGGCACCTGTCACATTTTGCAACGCCAACGCTAATTGCACTTGTGCGGCTTGGTCTTCCATTGCTGATTTGGTTGCGTCAAACAATGCAACGCCAATGCCGGCTATTGCGGCAGCTGCAGGCAACGCCGCTTTTTTAAGAGCAAACGCCGTTTTAGCGCTAGTACCTTCCAATTGTTGAAATTGTTTGATGGCTTTGTTGACGCCTTTGCCATCAAATTCAGAAACGATTGGTAATAAAACGGATGCCATTTAACT